TCAGACGTCTTGAGTCTGAACGAAATACATTAGCTTCGTTGGTTCAGGTGTTACGTGATGAGAACGCTAAATATTTTGGATGGTGGAAAACCGCAGTTCAAAAACGAAAAGGTGAATACTGAAAATGGCAATTGAACAAAAACGTCAAGAGATTCTTGACATCTTAGAATATTTCAAATTTGAAACTGTATTTGGTAATGATATAATTTCTGTTACAGTAAACGGTAACGTTTATACCACTTGTCAAATAAATTATCAGTACGGTAAACACGGTGGTTATTTTTCTATACTGGAATCAAAGAATGGCAATGCTTACGATTTCAACCTATCAGGTATTCGTAGTGATGACTTTGAGAAGGTGAAAGGTGCGTTCTGGTTATATTGTAAATTGGTTAAGGAGTATTGTGATTGAGCAAAGATAGTGGGGATTTTGTAGGACATTTCCACTGCATAGGTAGTGAGTGTTCTAATAAACATGACTGCCATAGCAGTGACGGGTTAGCGATTTATCAACACACAGATGAAAACGATGTAGTCACTTATGACGGATTTTGTTGGTCATGTAGCCAATATTATTCGTCTACGGATATTAGTAACTCATCAATTGCCGGAGATTTAGGTATTGAAGGTGGTGTTGTTGTAAACGCAAATAAAGTTACAGCTAAACCTAAAAAAGAACCTATGACTAAAGATGAAGTAATCAACTTCATTAAAGAAATTGGTTACGTAGGTAACGGTATTCGTAGTATAAAAGATGAGTATAACCAATTCTACGGACATTTAACTAAACTTGATAATGAAGGAAACCCTGTAGTCCGGTTCTACCCTGAAACTTCCGAAGGTAAAGTTACTGGATATAAATCCAGAATCTTCCCAAAGAAATTCGGTATGCTGAACAAAGGTCGTACAGGGATTAAGTCCGAGTTATCTGGTCAAGTGAAGTTTAAAGCTGGTGGCAAGTATTTGCTTATTTGCGGAGGAGAGGAAGATAAGGTAGCTGCATTCCAGATGCTACGTGACAATCAAATTAAACGTGGTCAGAAAGACTTTGAACCTATTGCTGTAGTTAGCCCTACTACGGGAGAAGGTAGTGCAGTAAAGCAGATTGCAGCTCAGTATGACTTCTGTAATTTGTTCGAGAATATTATCTTAGGTTTAGATAACGATGAAGTAGGTAAAGAAGCTATGGCAGAGATTGCCAAAGTATTACCCGCAGATAAAGTAAAAATTGCATTGTGGACTATGAAAGACCCTAACAAGATGTTAGAATCTGGAAAGCAAGAGCAGTTTGTGCGAGACTTCTTCAGTGCAAAACCTTACCTCGATGACGGGATTATTTCTTCTATTGATGCAGATGATGGGTTGGAGTCGGAGTTATCCAGACCTAAGATTAAGTTACCAGAGTTTATGTCTGATTTACAAAAAGCATTCTCAGGGGGAATCCCATTAGGTTATTGGGTAAACTGGATCGCTGGGACAGGCGCTGGTAAAACTACTACCGTTAACGAGGCCATTCGTGAGTGGATTTATACCTCACCTTACAAAGTTGGTATTGTCAGTTTAGAGTTAACTGCTGCACAGTATATGATTGCAATGCTGAGCCGTGAGGTAGGGTATAAAATCAACTTGATTGATTCCCCAGAAAAAGCTGTAGAGTTTATCAGACAACCTCATGTAGTAGAGGCACGTAATCATTTAAAGATGAATGAGTTTGGAGAAGAACGTTTTGCGTTGTTAGATGACCGTGAAGGTAGTCTCGACAATGTTAAGAAACAAATTGAGCGGTTGATTAAGAAACATGGTTGTCAGTTGATCGTTATCGACCCACTTAACGATTTGTTTGATGCTTCTACATGGGACGAACAAACTGCATTCATCAAATGGATGAAGACTATGCTGAAATCCGGTATTACTTTCTCTTGTGTTTGCCACGTAAGAAAAGGTAATGTATCCACAGATAAACATGGTAAGCGTATTGAGCGGGAGCTTACGGAAGATGACGTGTCGGGCTTATCGCTTGTGACAAAAAGCGCCGGAGCTAATATTTTCTTAAATCGTTCAAAATATGCAGAAGACCCTATAGTGCAAAACACCACTAAAGTCACTTTAGGTAAGTGTAGATGGACAGGGGTAACCGGTGTAGTTGGAAGTTGGTATTATGACTTGCAAACACACACAATGCACAATTACAATACATTCTTTAATCAACAGCCACCAGACTTTACTGATAATTACTATCCTGTTGGCGAAGATGATGAAATAGACGTAACCAATCTTTTCTAAGGAGATTTATGTTAGAGTATCGCAATTTAAAATTAGCCAGTGATATAGAGGCAAAAGGTTTCTATGATGTAGTAAATTCTAAAGAGGATATACACTGTCTGTGTTCTGTTGATATTGACACAGGTAAAGTGATACTCTTTCATAATAACCCTGAGTTTGATAATGTAGTTGTCGTAGACCCTTATGACAAAAAAGAGTATACAATACCTAAGCGGTCAGGTACGCTAGACGAAGGTATTACATTCTGGGGTAATGCTGCTAATAACGGTAGCGTTCTAATCATCCATAACTGTCACACTTACGATAGACCAGTTATTGATAAGATTTGGCCTGAGAATACTATACCGTTTGATAGCTACCATGATACGTTTATCCAGAGTAAACTACAGTGGTTTGAACGTCCTTGCCCTAAAGGTGCAAAATCACCACATGGTTTGAAGGCTTGGGGTATTAAGTGTGGGATTAATAAACCAGAGATCACTGATTGGTCTACAATGGATGCTTTCAAATTGCACAGGGTTATTGAAGACTGTAAGATCCAAGCGCAGACATACTTGATGTTAGAGAAAGAGCGTAGTTATCTAAGGGATACTTATAGTATTGATTTTACCTATGCACTTAAAGTAGAAGCACTATACGCACATGAATGTTTCTTACAAGAAACTACAGGTGTTATGGTAGATGTAGATCATATTAAACGCTGTATTGATGACTTGGATATTAAGATTGAGGTGTTACGTGCGGAGATTGAACCGCAGTTGCCGCCTACAATTAAAGGTGCTACAACCAAAGTTTCTCGTAAAGAGATGGCAGAATTGTTTGGCTTTGATTCCAGTAAAATTGTAGAGTCTACTTCTCAAAGGAAGAAAGACGGTGAAGTGGTTACAGTAGTAGATAAACCCTATTACAAACCAAGTATCAATTTTACTTCTAAAGAGAAAGTAAACCAATACTACGGGTTTAATTTGTCTTATGGCGCTACTCCGGTATTCAATAAGAAGAAAGATTTAACTGATTGGATTAAAGTAAGTTACCCAGAAACTAAAAACAAAGAGTGGGATATTGAAAAGAAAGAAGTGATTACTGAAGTTCTTAACGCACATACATGCAATTGGTTTGGCGTAGAACCTACAGACACACATATCATTTCTGGCCCATTCACACGTATTGATATCGAACCGTCAACTATGACACAATCTGATATAGTGAAGGCGTTTTTAATTAAACTTGGTTGGAAGGATGCGGATTCTTGGAACATACGGAAAGATGCTTACGACAATTGGATTAAAGCAGAACAAGATGTAGAAGTACGGTGGCCTGAAAAGGCGTTACCGGAACATCAGTTAGTTAAGTTTGTTAAGAAAGGCGAATACTTGGTTAGTAGCCCTAAATTAACTGACGATGATTACGACCAGCTTCCAGAAGGTTTAGGTAAAAAGATCGCAGAATATAACACGTATCAACACAGACGTAGATTCTTAGAAAACCCTGAAGACCCTGAGAATAAAGGGTTGTTAAGCTATGTCCGTGATGATGGTCGTATTCCCGCAGGAGTTAATAACTTCGCTACCCGTAGTGGTCGCGGCGCTCAACGTATTTGGGTTAATGCCCCTTCGGATAGCGCTTTGTACGGTAAGGAAATCAGACAGAGCGTTATTTGCCCTGAAGGTAAGGTATTGGTAGGTATTGATATGAAATCTGCACAGCTATCTATTGCAGCGTATTATGCTAATAACTACGAATATTATAACAACGTAGCTTCTGGGATGGAATATTCAGAAGACGGTAAATATTTAGGGCAGACAGCACACTGTGTAAACGCTCGTATGTTTGGTATGGTGTCTGAAGTGGATTGGCAATCTGCTGTGGGAACTCAGGATAAAGAGTTAATCCACAAAATAACCTTGAAACGTAAGGCAAGTAAAGGTGGGAGTTTCGCTGTAATCTTCGGTGCATCAGGTAGGAAAGTGGCTAAAACTATCGGAATCCCTGAGAAAGAAGGTGCTAAACGTAAAGACCAATTCTTAAAACAGATGGGTCTCGACAACACGATTAAAGCATTGTCCTTGTATGAGGATAAATTCAAGTACAAAGGTGGTTTCTATTTACCATTAGCCTTCGGGTATTGGTTGTGGAACAACAGCAGCCATAAGAGTGTGAACACCATCGTACAGGGCTTTGAAGCTTTAGCTCAGAAGATGGCTGTAATCCGTTTAGGTAAAGAACTGGATCGTTTAGGGTTACGGGAACACGTTAAAAAGGTTTTAGATACCCACGACGAGGTTTTATTAGAAGTTTCTGTAGGTTATGAGGAACAAGCGGGTAAACTTGGAGGGTCGTGTTACACTTGGGCTGCTGAGCAGATATTCAAGTATCACAGAAAAACCCCTGAGCATTTTGCTAACCACACACCACCACAGTTCTCTATTGACCTGAACGGAGGTTATAAAGTGGGTAAAAATTATTATGATGTTCACTAAAATTCTTCACAAGAAGATGTTGACACAACAGAATAACGTGCTATAATTTCTGCACGTTTTAACAAAGGAGAGAAATGAAATGCGTAATACACAAAATTGGCCTGTTGGTTTAGCCTTAACTTACTTCGCTGTGGTAATCGGTTTAGTGATTGGTTGGGTTATGAACATCGTAGCTCTTGTAGGTGGCCCAGAATTAGCTCAATGGACAACGTTAGAAGTGTTGCGAGTGGTTGGTATTTTCGTAGCACCTCTTGGTGGTGTACTGGGTTGGTTATAATTAAGGAGAACACAATGCAAGATTTACAACAATTTAATTTGACACAACAGCTGATTGAGATTGAGAATTTCTATGATGATTATTTTGGACACAATCGTTTTGCGAATGCTCCAGATTATCAGAAGAAACGTAAGAATATTGAAACAGTAATCAGTGGTCGTAGTAAGATTTACGCTTT